CTAGATTTAGTTCCTCTATCAGAATGTTGTGAAATGTGTAATGACCCTCGTATGGTTAATTTAGATGGTATTAGAACATGTGTTGTATGTCACAATGTTAATACTATTGAACTTAACAAACATGCCGAGATATGATTTCCTGTGTGAGTTCTGCGAGAGAAGCGTAGAACTTACATTAGCGGTTGACCAGCAAGTTCCTAGGTGTGGCACATGTTCGGGGAAACTTAGGCGCTTATGGTCAACCGTACCAATACACTTTAAAGGTGATGGTTGGGCTGGCAAGGCTTGAGTCAACACAGGAAACATAGAGGTTATCGCACTCAAAAGGTAGTAGCAGATTATTTAAAGACTTGGTATCCGTTCGCCGAGTCAACAGGGGCAGGGCGTCAAGGGAGTGATGTATTAGGTACTCCCTTTGACATAGAGGTTAAAGCAGTAACTAAATTCTCGCCTTTAGCATGGATTAAGCAGATTAAAGAGCGTAAATCAGATAAACTATCCTTCATAGTATTGCGCTGCAATGGGCAGGGTGAGAAGGTAGAGGATTATGTTGTGTTACTTCCAATGAGTGATTTCATGAGTCTCTTAAATGACTGAGTCTATATCGCGTTGCACATGTGGTAGTTGGCTTGCGGAAGGTAATGTTTGTTCAGTATGCGCAAAGATCAATGCCCTGAATGTTTAAGGTATAACACCAACACCACTAAATACAATGAAGATTACTTTCATGACTGCAATGATTGTGGGCATGAATGGTCTGAAGGTTATGGTTAATAATATATGTGAGGTAAATCACATCTCACATAATGAGATAGGAGAATAATCTATGCTCAAAGGATTTGACATGATGAGTATGCTTCAAGCAAGCGACGCGCCTAAAAGCGCGAACGCGAGCCGCATTAGCGGATTGCTCGCGAGTTCGTTGATTGTAGCATTTGGGGTAGCCCTTGTCTTAATTGCATTAAGTCTTAGTTCTAAAAAGATTGATTCCGTTTATGCTATATCATTACCTTATGCAACTCCTCAAGAATATGCTGCTCAAAAGATTGTTAGCAAAGAACAATGGGTGTGCCTGTCAAGGCTGTATGGTAAAGAGTCAGCGTGGGATAGTAGGGCTATTGGTAACCTTAATGGTACTGCCCCTGTCTATGGTATCCCACAACTTAAGAACCCGTTAATGCTAGAGAAGTCACCTTATGAACAGGTTGACTATGGGCTTAAATATATTAAACACAGATATAAGTTAGATAGTGATGGATACATCAATGCGTGTAAAGCATGGCAACACTTTAAAGTTAAAGGATGGCATTGAGTAAGAGCGCATTGGGTTCAGGTAAGTGGAAGCAACTTAGGTTGCGCGTGTTGGCAAGAGATGGTTGGCAATGTACCTACTGCCACAAAGACCTTAAGGGTGGAGACGCAACAGTTGACCACATAGTCAGTCGTAAGGTAGGGGGCGACCTGTTTCAAATGGAGAACCTAACCTCAGCGTGTAAGTCATGTAATTCACGCAAGGGTAGCCGTTTTTTTAGCACAGTTTCTACCCCCCCTGTCTCTATTTCCATTTCTCTCCCTGAGACGCAGATCACACGACCTTGGTCGCCTTTTCAAAAGCCATGACAGTCAACGCAAAACCGATCAAAGCCAAGCGTAAACCAGCGCAACGAGGGGCAATTAAAAAACCTATTTTTGGTAACACAAAACCAAGATTACAAACCCCACAGATTAAGGGTGAGTCTCGCGTTGCTGAAGTTGCTGATCTTGCAGTAAAAATTGGGATGCCTTTATTGCCTTGGCAGCATTATGTCCTTGAAGATATGTTAAAGGTCAATACAGACGGGCAATACCAGCGCAAGTCCAATCTATTGTTATGTGCGAGACAAGTTGGTAAGACCCACCTTGCTAGAATGAGAATTTTGGCAGGTCTATTCATTTTTGGAGAAAAGAACATAATTGCAATGTCCTCTAATAGAAACATGGCATTGGATACATTTAGGCAGGTTGCTAACACAATTGAGGACAATGACTTTCTAAAAGCGCAAGTTAGACAGATTAGGTATGCCAACGGTCAAGAATCAATTACTTTACTTAATGGCGCTCGTTATGAGATTGTCGCAGCAACTAGAGATGGCGCTCGCGGTAAGACTGCTGACTTTCTTTACATTGATGAATTGCGAGAAATAAGCGAGGAAGCATTTAAGGCAGCCGTACCAGTAACAAGAGCAAGACCTAATTCTCAAACATTATTTACCTCAAACGCTGGAGATGCGTTTAGTACGGTCTTGAATGATCTCAGAGAAAGAGCAATGGATTATCCAAGTAAGACTTTTGGATTTTGGGAGTATTCAGCACCATTGGCTGCACGGCAAGATATTAGAAACCGTAAATTTTGGGCAATGGCTAATCCTGCACTTGGATATACCGTAACCGAGGAAGCAATTGAGGAATCTATTGCAACCAACTCAATTGAAGCCACTTTAACTGAAACTCTTTGTATGTGGATTGATTCACAGGTATCACCTTGGACATTTGGAAGCATAGAGGCTTGTTCTGTATCAGAATTAATATTGCCAGTAGGTGCAATGACGGTAATGGCATTTGATGTAAGTCCAAGTAAGAGATCAGGCGCTTTAGTTGCCGCACAAATGATTGACGGCAAAATTGGTGTTGGCATCATGGAAACCTTTAGTTCTGAAGTTGCAATTGATGAAGTTAAAATGGCTAGTTCAATCCATGATTGGGCAATGAAGTACCGACCAGTTCAAATTGCTTATGATAAGTACGCAACCGCCTCTATTGCTCAAAAACTTGAACAATCAGGTCATAAACTAATTGATATTAGTGGACAGGCGTTTTATCAGGCATGTGGGGAATTAGCGGATGCGCTTTCCAATTTAAGATTAGTTCACTCAGGTCAACCTGAATGGGTTATGTCAATGAATAATTGTGCAAGTAAACAAAATGACTCAGGCTGGAGAATTATCCGTAGAAAATCTGCTGGAGATGTTACCGCCGCAATTTCAACCGCAATGCTTGTCCACATGTTGAGCAAACCAATCTCAATACCTAAGATATTTGTCTAACATATCTGATATAATTATCTAATGGGATTTTTCCGCGATTTAGTAGGACTTACACCAAAAACAGATATTAAGGCGCAATTAGCGCCACCTGTCGTAACAGACCCTTTTAGTTTTTATTCTCAATTTACTCCCTTCCAATCAGTAAGTAGAGCGGAAGCAATTGGTGTGCCAGCAATTATGCGCTGCCGCAATTTAATTGCCACAACTATCGGCGTTATGGAATTAGAAACATATTCCAAGGCAACTAAAGAAGAATTACCAAATTTACCTTGGGTAAATCAATTATCAAAGTCTGCACCAAATTCTATAATTATCACGGCTTTAGTTGACGCATTACTTTTCTACGGTACAGGTTATCTTGAAGTAACCGAGGTGTACCAAGACGATAATCGCCCTGCAAGATTTGATTTTGTTAATAATACTAGAGTTCAAGTTCAATTAAACAAATTAAACACCTTCGTCGATTTTTATACAGTTGATGGAGTTGAAAGACCAATGAGCGGAATCGGCTCGCTCGTCACTTTCCAGTCACCAATTGACGGTATTCTTAATGCTGGCTCAAGAATTTTGAGAGCGGCAATTGATTTAGAAAAAGCAGCAGCAAACGCAGCAGCCGTGCCAACTCCAGCAGGAATATTAAAAAATAATGGCGCTGATCTTGGAGAAAAAGAAGTTGCTGGATTATTGGCAGCATGGAGAAGAAGTCGCGCTGAAAGATCAACCGCTTATTTAACTTCAAGTTTAGAATTTCAACCAACTTCGTTTTCACCGAAGGACATGACTTACAATGATTCATTGCAGTACATGGCTTGTCAATTAGCGCGTTTGTGCAATGTTCCTGCGTACTATATTTCAGCAGATCAAAATAATTCTATGACCTACGCCAATGTGCAAGACGAGAGGCGTCAGTTCGTCGCGCTATCTTTGCAGCCTTACATTTCCGCAATAGAGAATCGTCTCAGTATGGACGATCTAACGCCATTAACACAATTTGTAGCGTTTGACATGGACTCAGGATTTTTAAGAGCAAATCCTTTAGAGCGTTTAGCAGTAATTGAAAAAATGCTTGCGTTAGATTTAATAACCGTAGAACAAGCGAGAGAAATGGAAGAACTAAGCCCAAATGGAAATAATTAACTTTAGTGCAGATTTAGAGGCTTCAGAGTCTCGTCGTATTATTGCTGGCAAAATTGTACCGTTTGAAAACGAAATCGGTCAGACTTCAGTTGGACGAGTAATTTTTGAAAAAGGTTCTATCCAAATTGATGAACCTAAGAATGTTAAGTTATTACTAGAGCATGACCCTAAATCTCCAATTGGTCGCATGAAAAATGTTACCCAAGACGATTCAGGAATTTATGCTGAGTTTAAAGTAAGTAACACAACTAAGGGAACAGATAGCCTAATTGAAGCAAGTGAAAATTTAAGATCAGGATTAAGCGTTGGTGTTGAAGTTCTTAAGGGAAAAAACACTAATGGCATATACAGAGTTAGTTCAGCGAAACTCATGGAAGTCAGCCTAGTACAGGCTGCCGCTTTTGAGAGTGCCGCCGTAACTTCAGTCGCTGCGTCAAATGCAGAGGCAGAATCAACCGAAACCAAAACAGAAAATGAGGCAATTGTGGAAAACACAACACCTGATACACCTGTTGCGTCCGAGGTAGTAGAGACCCCTGCGGTTGAAGCCTCTCGTCCAACAGTAGCAGCACCAATGTACACAAAGCCACGCCTTGAGTTTTCAAAGGAAAAATTCCTAGAGAACACACTTCGTGCGCAATACCTAAATGATGAGGATGCTCGTTCATACATCCGCGCAGCAGCAGATACAACTGACAACAGTGGTTTAATTCCTACTCGTCAACTAACTGAGGTAATCAACCCTCTTTCAAATGCTGACCGTCCTTTCATTGACAGCATTTCAACAGCAGCACTTCCAGATGCAGGAATGACATTTGAAATTCCAAAACTTACTCAAGTTCCAACTGTTGCATTAACAGCAGAGGGCGCAGCACCATCTGAGCAAGATCAAAATATTTCCTTCTTGTCAGTAAGTGTTGGTAAGTACAGTGGCAGTCAAAAATTTTCAGTAGAATTGTTGGACAGATCGTCTCCAGCGTTCTTTTCAGAGTTAGTACGCCAAATGGAATTTGCTTATGCTAAAGCAACTGATACTGCTGTTGGTTCTGCGTTAATTACAGCAGGTACAGACGGCGGAAACCGTACTTTGACAGCAGCAAACATACAAGACTTTATTTCAGATGCAGCAGTGTCTATTTATTCAGGCACACTTGGCTTCGCTGAAAACATTGTTGTATCACCTGAACAATGGGGTGCATTGATGGGTCTAGTAGATGGCTCAAATAGAGCAGTATTCACTCAGACAATCAATCCTCAGAACGCTTCAGGAAATCTAACTCCTACAAATGTTCGCGGTAACATTGGTGGCTTAAACCTACGCGTATCACGCGCATTATCAGGTACAGGCGACAACTCAATGATTATCATAAACCCATCTTCTTACACATGGTATGAATCAACTAAGTACCGCTTAGAAACCAATTTAATTTCTACAGGACAAATTGAGGTTTCTTACTATGGTTACGGCGCAATCGCTAATAAGGTTGCTGCTGGCGCTTACAAGTGGATGGTTGCATAAACTTTCCTAAATAGGAATCATCTGTAAAGGGGTTAGGAAGCCTTAGCCCCTTTACTTCAAGAAAGGTTAAAAATTGGCGGCTACATATATTACCAAGGCTGAGTTAAGAACATTACTTGGAATTGGAAGTTTATACGCAGACTCAGTTGTTGAGGAAGTCTGTCAGGCTGCCGAAAATATTGTTAAAAGTTATTTGTGGTTTAATGATTACAATATAGTTGCTCAAGAAACTACTACAACAACTTCAGCAACAGTTTATACAGATATAGTACATAATGTTTTAGTAGGCCAAACAGTAGTAATAGAAAATTGTGGTTCTAAATATAACGGCTCAAAAACAATTACCGCAGTTACAGAATATTCAATGACTTATGCAATAAATAACGGTACAATAGAATTAAAACATGTTGTTAGACCTTACGGAACTGCGTCTGCAACTACTCACATTGATTATGCAACTACGCCCGAAATTAGAGAAGCAAGCGCCATGATTGCAGTTGACATTTGGCAAGCAAGACAAAGCAGTAACGCAGGTGGAATATCACCTGACTTCCAACCAAGTCCTTACAGAATGGGAAATACTTTAACGGCAAGAATCCGTGGGCTCATAGCAAATCACTTATCACCTAATGGTTTGGTTGGCTGATGACAGTTGCCGTTACAACTCTCAGATCAACCCTTGCGACTGCGTTAATTAGCGCAGGGGAGTGGCAGGTTTTTTCTTTTCCACCTGCTACTCCCATTGCAAATTCAGTTATTGTGCAACCTGATGATGTTTACATTGAACCGTCAAACAATATTTACTCAAGCGTTGCACCTAAAGTTAATTTTAAAATAGTAATGATCGTGCCAATGTTTGATAACCAAGGTAATCTAAATGGCATTGAAGATATGATTGTTGGTGTGTTTAATAAGTTAGCCGCATCAACAACTTTAAAAATAAGTGTTGGCAATATATCTGCACCAACTGTTTTGTCAGGCGTTGCAGGTGAAATGCTTACGAGTGAGATGTCCGTCTCAATCATGACAAGTTGGAGTTAAAATGAGCGAAATTATAGATGTTCCTTCCGAGGACAAGGCTTGGCTTGAAAAAGTCGGGCAGATAACAAAAACAGAAAAGCCAAAACCATTACTAAAGAAAGATGAGGAATAACCAATGGCTGTATTTCTAAATAACAAGGTCGGCGTAAAGGTTAACACCGTTGATCTTTCTGACCATGTGACTGCGGTCACACTAAACCGTTCATTTGATGAACTTGAGGTAACGGCAATGGGTGACACAGGTCACAAATTCGTAAAAGGCTTGGAAGCCTCAAGCGTAACCATTTCCTTCCTAAACGACACCGCTACTGCCAATGTTCTTGCAACACTTCAGGCTGCTTGGGGTACTTCAGTTACCTGTGTTCTATTACAGGAAAAAGGAACTGCTGTCGGCGCAACAAACCCTCTTTACACATTCACCGCACTAGTAAATAACACAACCGACATTAACGGCGGTGTTGGCGATATGGCAATGCAGGATGTAACATGGACTATCAACGGCGCAGTTGCCGTTGCAACCACAGGTACATTCTAAGGAGAAAAAATGATTAAACTTCGGGTGACTAAGGCTTCAGGGGATGTGTCAGATTACGACATAACCCCTGCACTTGAATATGCGTTTGAACAGAATTTTAAATCAGGATTTCATAAGAGATTCAGAGATGAAGAAAAACAGAGTGATGTCTATTGGCTTTCTTGGGAAGCAGAGCGCCGCGCTGGTATAACCGTTCCCCCATTTGGTGATAAGTATCTAGAAACTCTATCTAAGGTAGAGATTATGGATGCCGACTCCCCAAATGGGTAACGCGGTATGACTTTACTTATTTAATTGCGCAACTAGCAGTTGAAACTGGCATACCGCACTCAGAGTATTTAAACATGGATAGATCATTGTTAAGAGCAACAATTGCCTATCTAAGAGACAGAGCAAAAAAGGTGGAAGATGCCAGTAGAGGTAAAAGGTCTCGTTGAAACAAAACGAGCATTAAAGAAATTTACACCTGACCTCTATAAGGTAATGAATCAAGAAATCCGTGCTGCATTAAAAGTTGTAATAGTTGACGCTAGAAAAAAAGTACAACCTAATGTTAATGGTTTATACAATTGGCAAGATAAAGGCAATGTAATCAAATCAAGGTCAAGCAGGTTTGAGGCATTTCCAAAATACAATCCTGTAGTTATTCGCAAAGGGCTTACTTATAGAATAGGAAATACCAAAAGAAACGAAGCAGGATTTGTTGGAACTTATGTATTGCTAAATAAGTCAAGGGCTGGCGGAATAATTGAAACTGCTGGTAGAAAAAATTGGGGTGGAGACCCTAAAAGTCAAAGCAATAATCCTAGGGCAGGCGCATGGTTTAACCAATCCATTCAAGGAACTTACGGCGGCACTAAGAGTATTGGTAAAACTAGGTTTGATTCAGGTCGTTTACTTTACAAAGCATTTTATGAAGATCAAGGTAAAGTTACAGACGCAGTATTTAGGGCAATTGACAAAGCAGTCAGAAACTACAACATTGCAACAAAGACAAATGCAACCGATCTTTATTCCTCTAAGCCTTCGTATGGGATTGCAGCATGACAATTAATATTCCGATAGTCTCAACATTTAAAGATAAAGGAACTAAACAGGCACGGTCTAGTTTAGATAAATTAAGCGGTAGCGCAAAGAAACTTGGCTTGGCTTTAGGTTTAGCGTTATCAGTTAACAAAATTGTTGCATTTGGTAAAGCATCTGTTAAGGAATTTACTGACTCAGAAAAAGCAGCAGCAGCATTACAAAACACCCTAAGAAATACTGGCAACCTTTTATCATTTCCTGATACTGAAGCAGGTATTAAAAACTTAGCAAGATTAAGTGGTATTGCAGATGATACTTTAATTCCTTTATTCAACCAATTATATTTATCAACTGGTAATGTTAGCCAAGCAACAAAAGATTTAAATACTGCAATTGAAGTTAGTCGCGGAAGTACAAACGAATTAGGTACAGTTGTTGACGCACTAAGCAAAGGTTATGCAGGAAATACAAAAGGACTAGGTTCACTCAATGTTGGTTTAAATAGAGCATACCTAGCATCTGCAGACATGGCTGCTATTACAAAAGAGTTAAACAATACATTTGGTGGCTCATCTGCCGCATTTCTAGAAACCTACGCTGGCAAGGTAGCGGTATTAAATAATCAATGGAGTGAGACTAAGGAAATAGTTGGTCAAGGCTTAGTTATGGCTTTTGAGACTGCAACGGGTAATCGCGGTGCTAAAGGCATGACGGACTCAATGGAAGAATTGGGTTATGTCATAAGTGCGGTTGTAATTAGATTAGGTCAATTAACTAGCATGCTTGGCACGGACATACCTTTAGTTAGTGACTTATTAAAAAGAACTACGGACGGCTGGAAGTTTTTACTTGGTGTTGATGATACTCGCCGCGAAATTTACAATGAAATACTAAGAACTAATACAAAACTTAATTACGAAGCAATGTTGGCTGCTGAGGCTCAAGCCAAGAGAAACAAAGAATACCTAGCATTTTTAGCAAGGCAAAAGAAACTTACAGAGGCTTCAGCATTAGCGGCTAAGAAACGCGCTGAAGAAGAAAAGAAAATTGCTGCTGAAAGAAAGATATTAGATCAGGTCGGTGGCTTGTTTGACTTAGATCAAATTCAAATCTTTGCTGCACTACAAAATCAAATTACAGATCAAGAGAAATTAAGACTGTCTTTACAGTTGGCTTTAATTCAAGAAAACGCTACCGAGGCTGCTAAATTAGCAACTCAATTAGTTACTTCTCAACTTCAGACTACTAATCTTGCGCAAGCAATTGCTAAGTTACCAAAAGCCTTATACCCATTTGAGGGTTGGTCTAAAGATATTGACAATCTAATTAGACAGATATTATTAATGATGGAGTTGTTAACAAAAATGCCTAAATCTCCATTAGGTCAGCCTGTGGTTGGCACTCCAACATATTATTCAGATTTAGCAAAAACTTTAGTTAATACTCAAGGTTATTTTGGCATGAGTGAGTCACAAATTGCAGGTGAAAGATTTAAAGAAAGTGCTGGACGATTTGGCGGCATGGAAACTGCTGCACCTGTAACTGTAATTAATGTTAATGGTGCTACTCAGGGATTGTTGGATGAATTGAGAAATGGTTTAATTAACTCATCCGCTTCAGGTTCATTCTCGTCAATTAACCCAAATAGATAATATGTCATTACCTATATTAGATGTTTCTTTAAACTTTGGAAGCGGCGCTACTTTTGGTAACCCTTTTACCCTTGATGACCCAATTAACGGAGTGCTAGGAACTGGACTACTTTCAGATTCTTCAACTCCAGCCTTAGTTTTAAATTTAACGGATGTAACTAGACGAATACAAATAAAGCGTGGCAGAAATATCGGGCGAGATACTTACGAAGCAGGAACTTGTACTGTTAGAATTTTTGACCAAAACGGTAGATTTAATCCGCAAAATCCAAGTTCTGATATTTATACTTACTTAACTCCTTTAAGAAAACTGCGTATATCTGCAACCTACCTAGGCGTAACTCATTATTTATTTAGCGGTTATACAACGGATTATATTTACACTTACGATCAAGCAGAAAATGTTTCTTATGTTGACATTAATGCTAGCGACGCTTTCAGGCTTTTAGCAATGGCAACAATTACTACAGTTACTGGTCAAGCAAACGGTCAAGATACTGGAACTAGAATATCTAAGATTTTAGACACGGTAGATTTTCCAGTTTCAATGAGGACTTTAGATACTGGAAACACTTTAACTCAGGCTGACCCTGCAACGACTAGAACTCCCTTAGCAGCAATTAAAAACGCCGAAACTTCAGAACAAGGCGCTTTTTTTGTTAATCCTGAAGGTAACACGGTATTCAAAAACAGGGCAAACACAATATCCTCAGCAGGTGTTACGCCTATTGCTTTCAATCAAAGCGGTGGCATACCTTACAAAAACTTGATTTTTGCTTTTGATGACAAACTAATTGTTAACCAATCAACAGTAACTAAAATTTCAGGTACACCTCAAACATATACAGATGCAACTTCGTTGGCTCAATATTTTCCGCATGTTGTAAACTTTAGCGATTTAATAGTTCAAACAGACGCTGAAGCAGCAAACATAGCAGCAATCTATGTGGCAACCCGAGCCACGACAAGTATTCGCATTGACAACATGACCATTGACCTTTATGACCCCTTAGTTCCAAATGACACTATCCTTGGTCTTGATTATTTTGACAATGTAGTAATAACCAATATTCAACCCGACGGGTCAACTATCACTAAAAACTTACAAATACAGGGCGTGAATTGGGATATTAGCCCGAACTCATTTACTGGAAACTTCGTTACACTTGAGCCTATAACAGATGGATTCATAATTGGCAATAGCACTTATGGTGTTATTGGTGAAGATATTTTGTCCTATTAAGATATAATTAGACACTAAGGAGAAAACAACATGGCAGCAGGATTAGGTTTTAAGACATTTAATACAGGTGATGTATTGAGCGCCGCCGATACTAACGGCTATTTAATGCAGGGAGTTTTAGTTTTTGCAGATTCGGCAGCAAGAGCAGCAGCGATAACCTCGCCCCAAGAAGGTCAAACTACATATTTAAAAGACACAGATGTAATTCAAGTTTATTCAGGTGCAGCGTGGGTTACTAAGTCAGGCGGTTCATCACCGTTAACAACAAAAGGTGATATTTACACTTATTCAACAACCGATGCTCGTTTAGCGGTAGGCGCAAACGGCACTACACTTGTAGCGGATAGTGCAGAGGCTACTGGGCTTAAGTGGGCTACTGCTTCTAGTGGTGGTATGACTTTAATTAACTCAGGTGGCACTACATTGACTGGTTCATCCACAACTATTTCATCAATACCTGCAACCTATAAAAATTTACAAATAGTAATTAGACAATTTCAACCAAGTTCTGATGGATATAATGTTAATTTAAGATTTAATGCAGACACAGGCACAAGATATAGAACTATTGAAAACTCGCAAGCAGGTGGAACTGAATTGAGTTTTGGTCAAAGTCTTATTGAATTTGGTGGTGCAAACGATAATGGAAATACTACTTCATTAATAATTATTAATGTATATGATTATGCTAATACTGTAACTTGGAAAACTTGTGACCAAAACGCTATTGTTGCACATGAAACAAACACAACAAATCTTAGATTTTACAGAACTTATGGTGCATTTAATCAAACTGGTGCTATTAATAGTGTTAATTTTTCAACTGCAGCAGGAACTTTTACTGCTGGAACAGTCTATGTATATGGGGTATCATAAAATGAAAAAGCCACAAATAAAAGAATATAACTGCGAAACACAAGAAGAAATTATCAGAGATGCCACAAATGCTGAAATAGCACAAATCGCGAAAGATAAGGTTGAAGCAGATGCAAGATTAGCCGAAACCGAAGCAAAAGCAAATGCTAAAGCCGCAGCCGAAGGCAAGTTAGCCGCACTTGGTTTAACTACTGATGATTTAAGGGCTTTAGGTTTATAGCACAATCTTGAGGAAGTGTGGAAAATGAAACCTTGGTTGTCAAAGGCTGGAGTTCAATTTCGGGAACAAGTAGATGATTCATTCCCAAATCGTGCGAAGCGCATGGATGGGTGGATTGGTGATTTGCGTCATTCAAAAAGAATTAGTCAACACAATCCCAATGAACACGGAGAAGTTTGCGCGTTGGACATTGACGCTGGCTTATCTGAAGAACAAGGAATTGCAATCTATTTGGCAGATCAAATACGACTTGCAGCAAAACAGGGTGACAGACGCATTTTATATGTAATCTTTATGGGCAAGATTTGTAGCGCAAAATCCTTTTGGCGTTGGGTCGCTTACAAAGGATTAAATCCTCATAAAAAACATATACATATCAGTTTTAAGCCAAATCAAGATAACAAATTTTTTAACATACCACTTTTAGGGGGTAATTCATGAAACTATCAGCAAAGCATAAAGCAGCAATTAAGTCTTACGCAAGAGCCGTTGTTGCAAGCGGTATTACAGTAATTCTTGCTATTGCTGCAGACATGCGCCCTGAATATGCAATCCTTTTAGGCAGCGTTCTTGCCCCTGTAATTAAAGCAATTGACCCAACGGAAAAACAATACGGTATAGGCAGTAAAGAGTAATGACAGCCCTTGAGTGGGCTGGCTTCGCTGCTGGAATAACCACAACTTTTATAGGAGTCATTGCAGGACTTAGATACTTAGTCAGAGGATGGCTAAATGAACTTCGCCCCAATGGGGGAAACTCAATGAAAGACCAATTGACTAACTTACAAAAAGAAACAACACACCTTTCAGACAGGATAGATGAACTCTTTATTGTCATAACTAGGAAGTAAACTTAAGACATGGCACAAAGAAAAAAGCGCAAAGTTACTAGACGCGTGGGCAAGTGGGAACATGACAAAGTTATGTCAAAACTTGATACCTACGCAATTAGTGTGCGTGAATACTATTTGTCGCTTAGAAAGGCTGGATTTCCAGTAGATCAGGCTCTTGGAATAATCAACGACAAGGCTTCATATCCTGATTGGTTATTGCCTGAAACCCCTGACCACAATCCAATCAATCCTGACCATGACCCCTACGAGGATGAGGACTAATCAATTAAGCGAATCGTCTTAATTTCAGATTTACAAATACCTTACAATGACCCAATCGCAACTAGAAACCTTATACGCTTCATTGCTAAATGGAAGCCGCATCAAGTCGCAACAGTCGGAGATGAAATTGATTTACCCCAACTTTCAAAATGGGAACGAGGGTTGGCTGGAGAATATGCTGGAACACTTGACCGAGATAGGCAACTTACTAAGCAAGTCCTTTACGACTTACAGGTAACTGATATGGTCAGGTCTAACCATACAGACCGTTTATGGAACTCAATTAAAACTAGACTTCCAGCCTTTGCATCTTTACCTGAGTTAAGGTTTGAAAATTGGCTAGGATTGCCTGAATTAGGCATTAAGTTTTGGCGTGAACCAATGCCTATTGCGCCTAATTGGATTGTTCTTCATGGAGATGAAGGGCAGGTATCTCAAAAAGGTGGTCAAACAGCCCTAGGATTGGCTCTAAGGCATGGTAAGAGCGTAGTGTGTGGACATACTCACCGAGCAGGGTTGGCAGCCTATACAGCCTCTTCAGGGGGCAAAATAGGGCATACCTTATATGGTCTAGAGGTTGGAAACTTAATGTCGTTTTCTTCCGCGAAATACCTAAAAGGTGGGTCAGGCAACTGGCAGCAAGGATTTGGCATTTTATATGTCAATAATAAAAAGGTATCGCCTGTATTTATACCTATTGAGAAAGACGGCAGTTTTATAGTGGAAGGCAAGACCTATGGCTAATCAGACTGACTACGAGCCTAGAACTATAGATGAACAAATTGATGCCTTTGACAGGCTCAATCTAATATAACAAAAGCGTTATACGCCACGCCGACATTTATCTTGTCGGCTTGTTTGACATGTGTCATCCTTCTCTTATCCAAGTAACGGCTTGGTGTAACGGAAAGGCACAAAATGACAATAGTAAAAGAGTTATGGTGTGGTCATTGCGATAAACATACAATGTGGTGGCGCATTGATACTGAGTACATTGCTGGAGAATTTGAGTGCAGTAAATGTAAGACTTCGGCGGTTTCAGTATGAAACTAAACGCCAACGACTTTGATCGTTTAACTGAAACTCAAATGGAATGGAACTCAGTCGCTGATTGGAAAGATCAAGCGCCTAGGTTTGAGGATACTATCAACTGGAATCATAAGTTTATATTTTGGACTGAAAATTATGCTTCCACTTTACTTGCAACTGAATACCTAAGTCAGCAGGGTTATGACTACAGCATCTCTTTTGATGACGCGGTTGGTCAATATTGTTTTACAACTGATTACTCAGGTTCTTGGTATGGTGCAGGGGTTAAATCATGAGTCTATACGACGCAGGTTTGTGGACTATTGCTTTAACAATTGCAGTAATAACATTAGCAACTACTGTCGCTGCTATACGCAATAATGCTTTTCAAGCAGGTTACTGGAGAGGGCGTGGGGATGGGTGGCGAATTGCTAACCGTCACCGTGATCTAATTACTAACTCTAAGAATGAGGTATTTGATTATGACAAGCAGAACTAAACTACTAGAGGAAATGCAGGTAATATTGAATGAAAGAGGTAGCGTTTACGGAAGCAGTAGAACAAATCATGAACGAATCTCAGAACTGTGGTCAGGTTACCTTGGAGATTACATATCGCCTATGCAGGTCTCCATGTGCATGCTCTTGGTCAAAGTCTCAAGACTTACAGAAACTCCAAATCATAAAGACAGTATTAAAGACCTCGTTGGTTACGCGGCAATATACAACGAACTCCTAGATTCTTATGAGGAAGATTTTGGAGTAAGTGATGGCATTTAACATTAACGACTATGAGACGGTTGAGGTGAGGCTTGGAAAGTTTATTGCTGACTATGATGATTTTATGGTACATACCGAACTTGTTGAGGCTACTGAAACGAGGTTTATTGTCCTTGCTAAGATTTATAGGACATGTGTTGACGCGCAGCCGTTCGCTACTGGTCTTGCTTATGAGACCGTTACTGATCGGGGTGTCAATCAAACTTCTGCATTGGAGAACTGCGAGACTTCTGCGATTGGCAGGGCGCTTGCAAACGCAGGTTACGCCGCTAAAGGAAAGCGACCAAGTCAAAGCGAGATGGCTAAAGTCATTGCAGCAGAGACTTCTAAAGTTATCTACGGTTCACCCAACTCAAAATCAGCAGCAGTAGAGAC